AAAACTAAGAGTAGATACACCGACAGGAAGAGTTGGATCTAAAGAAGTGCTTGCAGCAGTGGACAGAAAAGCTGGAGTGTTACCAAATTTTTTAGCACAACTTAGGGCTTTAAATATTACATTACCTAAAAAAGCAAAAGTTGCATTAGGTGCAATTGGTGGGTTAAGCGCTACAACTTTAGCAACAGCTGAAGAAGTTTCTCAAACTCCATTCCCTGGAATGAAACCACAAGGCTCACCCGGACAACTAAATCCACAAAAAGGAGAAGGATTCACTACAGGTCAAAAAGTTGCAGGAACGGGAGTAGCAGCAGGTGGAGCTTATGCTGCAAAAAAACCAATTATGAGTGGATTAGGTAAAATATTTAGATCTTTTGGAACACCTTTAGCTGGTTCAGGGTTTGCTGGTTACACAGCTTATGATAATTTAAAACAAGGGAAAGGAATTAGGGAATCGGTAATTGATCCATTGGTAGGAATGGAATTAGCATTTCCAAGTTTATTTACTGAAAATATTTCTAAAATTACTAAAAACCCCACTGCACAAAAAATTCTTAATTTAGGTGGAGCACAAAAAATTCTAGGAGGAGTAGGAGTAGGAATTACTGCAGCTGATATTTTAGATAACAGAGCTAAAGCTATGAAAAAAGAATCAGATAGAATATCTACTTTAGAATTAGATGATCAAGAAAAAGCAATAGAAGATTATGCAACTAAAGATTACAGGGGTTATGCAGAGGGTGGACTAGCTGATTTAATGAAAAAATATTATGACTAAAGAAAATGCAACACTTGTAAAAAACATGAAACATGTTAAGTTAAAAGAGATTCCACCGTTGCGAGGACCTAATCCTCAGGGGTTGATTAAAGACAAGAAACAAGATAAACCAATACAGGAGAATAAATATGGCAGATATAGATAAGACTCTTCCCAATGTTGCAAGACCGGAAGATGAAATTACAAAAGATATTGAAATTGAAGAGGTTGATGAAACTGGACAAGGTCCCGTTGAAATTACAGATGAAGAAGATGGTGGAGCAACTATCGACTTTGATCCTAGTAAAATAAATATTGAAGAAGGTGGCAATCACGATGCTAACCTTTCAGATCTTTTACCTGAAGACATTACTGATGAAATCGGAGGTCGATTACAAGCTGATTACCAAGAATACAAATCATCAAGAGCAGATTGGGAAAGAGCTTACATTACCGGTCTAGATTTATTAGGATTTAAATACACCAACAGAACTGAACCTTTCCAAGGAGCAAGTGGTGCAACTCACCCAGTACTTGCAGAAGCTGTAACTCAGTTTCAATCTTTAGCTTACAAAGAATTACTTCCATCAGATGGTCCGGTTAGAACTATGGTGATGGGTGCAGTTAATCCTCAAAAGGAAATGCAAGCACAAAGAGTTAAGAATTTTATGAACTATCAATTGATGGATCAAATGAAAGAATACGAACCTGAGTTTGATCAGATGTTATTCTATCTTCCATTATCGGGTTCAACATTTAAAAAAGTTTATTACGATGATTTATTAGGTAGAGCCGTTTCTAAATTTATCCCAGCAGATGATTTAGTAGTACCTTACACTGCAACCTCTCTAGAAGATGCGGAAGCAGTTATTCATGTTTTAAAAATATCTGAAAACGATTTAAGAAAACAGCAAGTTGCTGGATTCTATTCTGACATCGAACTTACAAAACCAACTGGAACAGTTACTAATGAGTTAGATGAAAAAGAAAGACAAGTAGAAGGTATTTCAAAAAGCAGCAGAGTCGATGCCTTATACACTTTACTAGAATGTCACGTTAATTTAGATTTAGAAGGTTTCGAAGACGTTGGTGAAGATGGAGAACCGACAGGAATAAAATTACCTTACGTCGTTACAATCGAAGAAGGTAGTAGAAAAGTTTTGTCTATTAGACGAAACTTTGCAGCTGATGATCCAAAAAAACTTAAAATTAATTACTTCGTCCATTTCAAATTTCTGCCAGGACTAGGTTTTTATGGTTTAGGATTAATTCATATGATTGGCGGTTTGAGTCGTACTGCAACTTCGGCTCTCCGTCAGTTATTAGATGCAGGTACATTATCAAACTTACCAGCAGGATTTAAACAGAGAGGTGTCAGAGTACAAGACGATGCCACTGCAATACAACCAGGAGAATTCAAAGATGTTGATACTCCAGGTGGAAACTTAAAAGATGCTTTCGTATTCTTACCTTACAAGGAACCTTCACAGACATTATTACAGTTGATGGGAATTGTAGTTCAAGCGGGACAAAGATTCGCGTCAATTGCTGACATGCAAGTTGGCGACGGGAACCAGCAGGCGGCTGTTGGAACAACTGTAGCTCTTTTAGAACGTGGTTCAAGGGTCATGTCAGCAATCCATAAAAGACTGTATGTGTCTTTAAAAAGTGAATTTAAATTGCTGTCGAATGTTTTTAAAACATATCTTCCGCCAGAATATCCTTATGATGTTCCAGGTGCTTCAAGAAATGTTAAAGTAACTGACTTTGATGACAGAGTAGATATTCTACCTGTTGCTGATCCTAATATATTTTCAATGAGTCAAAGAATTTCTATGGCTCAAACTCAATTACAATTAGCTCAATCTAATCCACCTATGCACAATATGTATGCAGCTTTTAGAAATATGTATTCGGCAATTGGTGTAAAGGATATAGATTCTATCTTACCTCCTCCACCGCAAAATATGCCAAAAGATCCGGCGTTAGAACATATTGATGCTTTGGGTCAAAAACCTTTTCAAGCGTTTCCTGGACAAGATCATAGAGCGCATGTAACAGCTCACTTAAATTTCATGGCAAGTAATTTTGTTAGAAATAATCCAAGCATTACTGCAGCATTGGAAAAAAATATTCTAGAGCACATTTCTTTAATGGCTCAAGAACAGGTACAATTAGAGTTCCCACAAGAAATGCAAATGCTTCCACAAATGCAACAAGCAGCAGTTCAGAATCCTCAAATTCAACAACAGTTCCAGCAAATTACTCAAAAGATAGAAGCTAGAAAAGCTGTGTTGATTGCTGACATGACTGAAGAGTTTATGAAGGAAGAAAAACAAATTACATCTCAGTTTGATAATGACCCATTATTAAAACTTAAAGAAAGAGAAGTAGATCTTAAAGCAATGGATGCTGAAAGAAAAGCTAAAGAAGATGAAGCTAGATTAAACTTAGATAAGACTAAGTTTTTACAAGGCTCACAGCTTGATGAAGCAAAACTAAAACAGAATNAAGAATTAGCTAATTTAAGAGCAGATACTGCTATGGCTAAGTCAGAAATGTCTGCAGAAGTCAAATTAACATCAGATGCTATGAAGGCTAGAGACGTAAATGTCTTGAAAGGCCCTAGAAATTAGTATATTAAATAAACAGGAGAAAATTATGAAGGACCCAAAAATAACAAAAGCAGTTGGAATTAACAAAGACGGTTACTGTAGCGGTGGAGTAGATATAGAAGTACCTTCTCAAAACTTGGAATTAGATCCTAGATCTAAAACAAGTATAAGAGGAAGAAGCTACATTGCTCAAGGTGATAACGTTGAAGTTAAAGGCACTAAAAGAATGTTAGCTTCCAAAAGTAAAAAAGCTACTTGGTACTAACATGTGGTTATCGGCAATTAAGTTAGCCGTTTCTGCTGGTAGTAAAATTTACGCTAACAAGCAGAGAACTAAGATGGCTATGTCTGACGCGCAGTTAATGCACGCTCAGAAAATGGCTACTGGTGCAGAAGCTTACCAGGGAAAATTATTAGAATCGAGAAATTCAGATTGGAAAGACGAATTTATTTTGCTTTTGCTCTCAGTCCCGATCGTAATGCTGGGATGGTCAGTCTGGTCAGATAATCCTGTACACATGGAGAAAATGGAGTTATTCTTTGTGCACTTTGGAAATTTACCATTATGGTATCAAACAATTTTTGTTGGAGTAATTGCGAGCGTCTATGGACTTAAAGCAACACATCTGATAAAGAACAAGTAACAAGGAGAAAATATTATGAGAAACGATTATGGAACAAGACCTTACATCTCAAGATTCTCA